TCACACTCTCTAAGCAAGGCAGAAAAAATGCCGTTGACGTTAGCAACTCTGAGCTTTGGCTTCGGGAGACTGCCTTGCGTGTTGATATCAAAACCTTCTGTTTCGATGGGCAGGGCAATATATTCTTTCCCCTTCCACTTCAAATTCGTACTAAAGCCCGAAGTGCCACAATGAAAACGAAACGGCTCTTCGGTATCTTTAGCATTTGGCAATGTCAGCTCATACATCTCAATTAAAGCTGTTGGGGCTAAGTTTTGTTGTTCTGTTTGAATTGTCATTATTCAAATACCTGTTCAAATTTTGCAGACAGCTCAAACACGCCGAAACTTGTTTGTTTACCAGTCCAAGACCTACAAACAAAATGAAGCGTCTCCCCTTCAGGCGTCTTCCATTCAAAAGTCTCAGAGGCGCCCCGCTCTCTCAGAAACTTCTTGATGGCGGTATGTTTTTCTAAGTTTGTTGTAAAAGTTACAGACCAGTTTCGAGGAGTTGTGTTGATTAAGTAACCCACACGAGCCTCGTAGCCGTCACCGAATTTGGTGACATTTACGAATGGTTGCTCCTCACAAGTAGCCCCTAAGTCTGGACTCCAAGTAAATTTCGGATATTCCATTTATGCTCCTGCAAGCAGTCCGCCAGGACGTGACTGCGTAACAATTTCTTGTCGAACAAGCATCTTGATTCTGTTAGCAAGTTTTGCCATGTCAGAAGAATCTTTGCCCGCCGAAGTAGCGTCGGAAGATTGAGTTTCGGTGGAAGTATTGTTTGTGTTGCTCACATTGATAACAATGCTGATATTGTTTCCGCCAACGGACTCGCCTGTTCCATTACCTCTGAAAGAAACAGGGATTGAACGGCCGTCAGGGAGTGGGACAAATGCTTCGGGCATTGAACCTTCGCCAAACACTGCAAGTTGAGGAGAGTTCGCGATACCACCTCGAGCGTATTTGTGCAAATCAATTTCGCCATTCGACGTGACTATTCCGCCATTGGCGTTAAACGAAGTGGGAGCATACCAACCTAAGTTATTTGCGTTTGCTACTTTAATTCCAACGCCACCAGCTCCACCCATAGAAACACCTGTTGGGCCAGCAGAACCGCCTGCAAACGCCGTTGCAGAACTGCCGATGCTCCCAGCTATTCCACCTCCCACTGCTCCGATTACCGAAGTAAGGACGCTCGTCACTGCATTAGCAGAACTATTAGCAGTTAAAGAAGCGATAAATTCAACAATGACATTGGCCGCTGAAGTAAAAGCATTTTTCAGCCATTCAAGAGGTTGGCCGCCTAATTCTAAGAAGCCGTCAGCAAGAGAAGAGATTCCATTGCCCATCCAAGAGAAAACTTCTTTCGTCGAACTCCACAAGGAACCAAAACCTTCAGAGAAAGAAGAAGTAAAACTTCCCCACCAAGATGTCATTGTTTCGTTGGAAGCAAGCTGATCTATTGGAGTATCTTCGCCAGCTAAAGCAGGGTTTTGGGCTTGAATTTGCTCGGAAGTCGGCGGGGTAACTACAGGCGGATTCTTCCCTCTTAACTGCTTTCCAAAAAGTAAACTATAGAAACCATTTCCAAGCATGTTGTAGGCTTGGACGCCAGCTTGATTTATGTTCGCATCTTGCTTCTGAGCTTCAACATCATCGCCCAAAAAACTAGCAATGCCCTTATTCACGGTTCCGCTGATAACAGACAACAACGGGGCAAACGTACCTTGAAGAATCTGTCTTCTAATGAGAGTTAGAAGGTTGTACGCATAATCACGCCAAGAATCGAGATTGCCATCAAGCATCTGCTCAGTCATGTCGATGAATCCATTCATCATCTCAGACTGAAGATCATCTAATGCTTTGGAAAGATCAGTCCACTGGACAACTAACTGCTGACCTGCTGTAGCGGTGTCTCTCAGCCACTTTTGGTCAAGCTCGGACATCTTCTGAGTGAATGTCTTACGAGCTTCGACAATGCTATTGTCAATAGCTTCAATTTCTTTGGCATCTTTGAGATTTGCCTTTTGCTTTTCTAGATTTGCAATTTTGAAATTAAAGTTGTCGGTTTGTTGCTTCCTGTCTGCCTGATATTTTGTCCAACTTGCATTCGTTGAATTCATACCATAAGCCAGTCTTTCAGCTTCGAAAGCTTTAATCTCCTTCATGTCCGATGCTGTACTGGATTTCAAATTGGCATGAGCGACAACTGCTTTTGCATGATTGGCATTCTCTTCCATTAACTTGTAAACGGGAGAGTTTTTGTCAATTTGACTAAGAAGTTTAGCGGCCTCTCGATTCAAGGATGAAATAGCTGTCGGGAGTTTTTCAACTCCGCCGTTTGCTACCAATTCAGAGGCGGCATCTAAATCT